TCCAATCGAGTTTGAAAGCTCTAATTTAGATAATTTACAAGCGGATACATCCGGTTCTAACTTTGATTTTTACAAAGATAACAAGTATAGATCATCGGAATGGATGCAAAGTCTATCATCTCAATTACAATACCTATACGATATGTCAGGACAACATTATTTAGCAAATCGGATTATAGACGGCAATAATGATGAAAATGGAGAAATGGAACTTCTACAAAAAAATATAGATGAAGTCGAACAAGAAATAGTGGAAAATAAAAAAGTAAATCAAATCAACGAATATTACGAAAAAAAAAGGCAACATCAAATACTTATTTTCAAACACATAAGTTATATTTTGCTCGTGTTAGTGATCATTTCTTCTTTGTTTCAAATGGGGTTGGTTCCAGAAACGTGGTTTATAGGTATCATTGGAATCGGTATTGCTTGTTTAATCATTTATTTAGGTATAGAAACATTCGATATGATGTTTCGAGATAATGTAAATTATGATGAACATACTTATATCTATTCGGGGTATTATCTTGATAAATCCAACAAAAATGTGTTGCAAAAAGACATGCCATTACACGCTCAGAAGGATAAATTATCTAGTGAGTGTGCGGCGATGTTATCTTAAAAATAAAATAATAGATAACTATAAGTATATGACGGACCATAGTGGATTATTAGAAAAACTGAGTTTTAATGCTTATACCATAAAGGATATTTGTCCTTCTATTTTCTCTTCTGGACAGGTTCAAACTGCGGGTATTTCTCAAAGTAGTTTAAACGTTGATTTTACAGAAAACGATGACGATCGTCTACTTTCACAAAAAAAATATTATGACAAGGTGGAAGAAGGAAATCGATACCTTAAGGAATTAAAAGCAATTGAAAAGGAATATTTTGAAAATAAATATGGACCAAAGATTTATGAGTATATTTTAGAGGAACGCGAGAAATACGAAAGTAAGGTTTTGATCGGAGATAGTACTAATGCGGATATATCCAACGAAATAACTGAATATCATAAATTATATAATGATGTATCTGGTGCGGATCAATTAAATGAAATCAAAACCAATTTGGATGCACTGGAAGAAGATGTTCGAAATATGGTGAATGAAACCGAAACCAATAAACGGAAAATGGAGTATCGCCATGAAGTCTCAGAACAAGTGGTGTCTCAAAGTACAAAAATAACCTACATCTATTACTTCATTTTGGCGTGTATCTTTATATTCCTTCTTTCTAAAAACGCCTTACGTATAAAAGAGCATATTCTCTTGTATTCCTTTGTACTTATCTTTCCGTTTTTATACCGGTATATATTCATCGGACTTGTGTATGTATACAACATAATGATTCAAACGATGAATACACAAGGTCCCAAAAATGCCTTTTTAGACAACGCCGTAAATCTTAAGTTTTTAGACGATTATGATGTCTAACTGAACTCATCAATATTTTGAAACTCTAGTTTATAGGAAATATTCATCCACCCATTTGGAGGGTATTTTCCATATTTTTTCTCGAAATACTTTCGCACATCTTTTCCGTTTGGTACTGTTTGCCCCGCGTAAAATTTACCAAACCATTCTTTAAACTTTTGCATAAGATCTTGTTGTTTGAGACCAAATCCATTGCGACTTGGACAAGGTTGAATATATGCGTTGTGAAACTCCAAAAACACATCTTGTTCTTGGCGGTATTCTTGTGTGGCAGACAATACCGATTCAACATCACGAACCTTCCCTTGTGTACGAAAGGCTATTTCCACAAGCATGGATAGAAATACGGGTGCCCATTTTTTGAACCTTTCGTTGATCTTTGCGTCCAATTGATATTGATGGGGATATTCGTCTTTTGGAAAACGAGGATCTTCATATGGACGCTCCGTGAATTTGGAATGAAAATCCACTTTCCGGAGACGACGCCAAGTACCGTCGTCATTGCTTTGAATGTCAAACAGCGTGTTTGTACACACCGCAAGACTAAATTGGGGAACAAAGGTGATGCTATCTTTAAACAAGGCGCGGCATTGAATGGGATCTCCCCCCGTAAGCTCCTTCATGATTCCCTCGTTGATACGATCTCCTTTCGACGGTTCTTGCATAACCGCATAACGCACTCCAATTAAATTATAGACTTCCGAAGACGTACCTCCGATGCTGTTGCGTTTTTGCGTGACCAGTGTAATCGGTACGGTCCCTTTGTAATCTCCCAATACTTCACTCATGAGTTCCACTAATTTGGATTTACCGTTTGCCCCCGAACCATTGTAAATATTAAAGGTTTGATTTTCATTTGTACCCAACAAGGTCGATGCAAGATGCTCGTACATATATTCTCGCAAAGAAGAATCGCGGCGGACTTCGTTCTCATTGTCCGTGTCGTAATGAACCTTATCTGGAAACAACTGACACATGAAATCCTCGACTTCTTGTATAATCTCGGGATTGTGCTTGCGATAGTACTCCAAAGGTCGGTAATGAATCCCCGTTGATTTCGAAATATAATCATCGTGTTTGCCTTTGCGATGGGTTTTGTCTCTAAAATCGACAATACAATTACTACACCCCAATAAGTAAGGATCCTTATCTAACTTATTCAAAAAGTCGTCATCCCAAAACAGATCCTTAGCCTCCTTCATGACATTGTTTTTGGTATTTGTTTTTTTCAATAGTTTGCACGTTGCCAACATTTCATTTACCTTCTTTTTATAATCGCCAAAATCATCTTCATTGCTCCCTCCACTGGATACAACGGTGTTTGTATTGGAAGACGTATTGTCGACCATCAAATTATTTTGCTTTGCTTGATTTGTCGATTGATAATCCAGCAATTTTGCCGTATACTTTGTGTACATATCTGTAGAAATCTTTAACCGCAATGTACTCCCGCTATCAATGGAATACCAGCGATTATTCATGAACTCAAACCAAACATTGTTTTGAATACCACTGCATACATATTGACATTTGAACATATGAAACAGGGTCAAGGCCAAATCAAACTCCGTGTTGCTTCGAAACGAGTTGTAGATATAATAGTCCACCGTTTTCCGATGTATTTTGATATATTCCTCATAATTACTCAGTTTAGACCAAAACATGATCGATTTATTGGTAAACCCCTCTTTGTTGTACGTGTCAAAATTATTCCAATATTCGATTGCTTCATTGTGCTGAAAATCAAACTCCGGAGATTGACTACAAAACAATATCCAAGTAAGAAGCATCTTTTCGTGGGTATTCTTCAAAGCCCACCCTACCCGAATCCATTTGTTGTAGGACCCGGATCCCCAATAGTCTTTCGAAAGAGTCATGGTGTAGTCGTGTGTTTCCTTGATAAAATACTCTGTATCGGGGTCTTCGTGAAGGACTTGAATCATGTTCGTAATGTCTTCGACACTACGAAGCTGATCCAAAGAAGAACATGATGCTTGAACCTTCCGTCGCAACATCCCGCCCTTTGATGCTCTTTGATAATTGGCTTCTTTCTTGTATTCAGCATGTTGGCGATGAAATGATTCGTGTAAAGCAAATGAAATATGACAATGTTTCGTATCCCGCGCACATAGCTGCGGAAACAATGTGTCAAAGTGTATTTTGGCCATGTCAACCGATTTAATCTCGAGAGACTGATCCTTCGATATCTTGGTTTCATACATACATTTCAATTTATAGGGATCGTTTCCGGGTTTCTTTGAACCATATAACTGCCAATTTACGGATGCTTTTATGACCCCTTCATCCACCACATCATCCCAACTGTTTGTTAGGGGCAAATCATCCCAAATGTCCGGAAGCTGCGATACCATATAATCGCGAAGAATCCGTTTGGTCGATATATCACACAAAATATTCACCATAATGTGTATGCCGTCTTTTGTCTTGTCTTCACATTCATTCACCGATTCCTTTTCAAATATATAAAAGACAATATTTTGCTCTTGTATGTCCTGAAACATTTCACTGAACCCATTGAGGATCATTTCTATTAGATCTTCAATATGTTCTTGAGAATGCTGCTTCGTTTTTACGCTTTTATCATAACGGAAATCCAGGTCAATTAATATCTTTCCCTTTTCCAATTGCTTTTCCGTGAAATATGCATCTTTCTTCTCTTGAAAGACGTGTTTTTTGTATTGTTCATAAAATGCTTTTGTTTTATCATCGGGTATAAAATATTTGCCTCCAAATATTCCCAGTGTTGGATTACCAATTTTGGTGTAATTCACAAGCGATTTGTCATTCGTGATACATCCTTTCAATAGTTTTTCCAAATGCATATATAAATAGACAGAATATCTTTTTACATTCATTTCGCGAATGCATTTTCAAATCAATTTTTTTCAATGAATAACAAATATAAAAACAAAACTACATTTATTTTCATATGAACGAGCAATTAAAACGAATTATTTTAGACATTCAAGATTTACAGAAATCCCCCATTGAAGAAATTCATTATTTTCCTTGTGAAGATAATATTACATTTGGCTATGCGCTTATCTTCGGTCCTAAGGAAACTCCTTATGAATATGGCAATTTTTTGTTTCGTTTTGAGTTTCCTAAAGAATATCCCTATGCCCCTCCAAAAGTTGTTTATTTATCCAATGACGGAAAAACCCGTTTTAATCCAAACTTTTATCGTGATGGAAAGGTGTGTTTGTCTCTATTGAATACATGGCAAGGTGAAAAATGGAGCGCTTGTCAATCCATTCGCTCGGTATTGATTACCTTACAAATGACCATGAATGACACTCCTCTTTTGAACGAACCGGGAATTACCGAAGAAACGCATTTTATATCCATTCGTCGATACAATCGATTGATTGCATTTAAAACCAAGGAATGGACTGTTCTTCGATATATGTTATATCCCAAAGAAATACCAATACAAAATGAGGACATTATTGCTTGTATTCGAAAACATTATGAAGAAACAAAACAGGATCTTTGGAGAGAATTGCAAACTCAAAGAGACAAATCGCACAATAACACAATCATTCGACTTAATATTTATTCTCAAGAGGCGCGTATTGATTATGATCAATTAATAGCTCAGTTCGAAAGATTACAATGAATGAAAAAAATTGAATATAAAATATAATAACTACATATATACATAACTGTCATGGAATTTTGTGGAAAATGTGATAACATGTACTATCTGAAGACAAATGAGGAAAATAAACTGATGTATTATTGTAAATATTGTGGAAATGAAGATATAGGATTAATACAAGAACAAAATCTAAAGGTGTACAAGTTCACAAAAGAGACAAAAGCAAAAGATATTCATGTAAATGAATATACCAAATATGATCCGACTTTACCACACACATCCAATATAAAATGCCCCAATATGGAATGTAAATCAAACACGGAATCGGCAGCCTATCCACAAGACGTTATCTACATGCGTTATGACGATAGCAATATGAAATATTGTTATTTATGTTATCACTGCAATTACAACTGGATTCCATAATTCTATATGCAAATAAAATTGAATTAAATATATATTTTTTTATTATATAGGAAACCTTGAACATGGAAGACGAAGAAGGCACAAATGCTCAAAATGATTCTGAAAATGAAGAAGAAATTGAAGAAGAAGAGGAAGAAGGCGTCGTAGATGAAGACGACGAAGACG